TCTCGACGAGCTGCTTGCCCAAATCGCAGCGACCGAAGCGGCGGCAAAGGCCGCGAATCAAGCCGCATCGGCGGCAAACTCCGCAGCGACCAGCGCAGCACAGGCAGCAAGCGCGGCTGACGCGAACGCATTAGCGGCCAACAGCGCGGCAAATGCGGCCACAGCCGCAGCTTCCGCAGCATCAGCAGCCGCAACGAAGATCAACGACATGACCATCACGGCGACCGGCCTTGCGGCGGGCGCTGCACCGACGGCAGAGCTGACCGAGGTGGACGGACACTACAATATCGTGCTCGGCCTGCCGAAGGGCGATAAAGGCGACACCGGTGCAACCCCTCAGATCACGGTGCAGGTCAAGACCGGCGAGCCGGGCACGGCAGCCAGCGTCAAGCAAACCGGCACGGCGGAAGCACCGGTAATCGAGCTGACAATCCCGCGCGGCGACACGGGCAGCCTTGGGAACCTGACAATCAACGGAAAAGCGCCGGACGCGGCGGGCAAGGTCGAGCTGGCGGCGGCAGACGTAAGCGCGCTGGGCGAGGACGCGCAGGCGAAGGACAGCACCAAACTGGCGGGCAAAGCGCCAGAGTATTATATACAGCCGTACAACCTGCTGGACAACAGCGATTTCGTCCACCCGGTTGCGCAGGCGGGCGTAAACGGGGCGCACGGCGCGACCGGGTATGCTGTGGATCGCTGGATGCTGACGAGCGGCGCGACGGTTTCACAGGCGGCGGACGGGCTGAAAATCGTGTCGGACAAAACGAGCTGGACGGCGGGCATTCAACAGCGGATCGAGGCGAAACGGTTTGCCAACGTGATGACGTTTGCGGTACGCGGCGTTTTCCCGGTGGCGTGCCGACTGTTTGTCTACATCGGCAGCGGCACGACGAATTTTGGCACGGCGTATTTTCAGGGCGACGCGGCGGAGCGCACGCTGGTGCTGAAGCTGACAAAGCCGGATGGCCTGACCGGGGACGAAGTGGTGAACGTGTACATTTCGCCGGACACAGGCAGCACCGGCACGGCGGCAGTCGTCCGCTGGGCGGCACTCTACGAGGGCGAATACACAGCGGAGACCCTGCCGCCGTATGTGCCGAAGGGATACGCGGCAGAACTGGCCGAGTGTCTGAGATACTATCGCAAGATCAAGGCCAAAAATGAAACGTTCGCCGGGTACGCCGCGAATGGCGTGGCTTACGCGTTTATTCCCCTAACTCAGGCGATGCGAATTGCACCGACCGTAACGGGCGGCGGGAAGTTTTACTACACGCTGGGCAGCGCACAGGGAACGACAACCGAGACGGCCACAGCGCATAACGCAAACGCAAACCGCGTCGTCGTCAAGTGCGCGGTATCTGTAACGGGCATCTGCACGGGCGTGATTACGCCGCAGGGCGACATTGACATTTCTGCCGACCTGTAAAGGAGGGATGACATTGGACACGGAGAGCTACAAGGTACTGGTGCAGACCGACGAAGCGGGGCGCGTGACGGCGATCAACAGCGACGCGTTTGTGAGCGGAGACGGCTGGACGGCTATTGATGAGGGCGATGGCGACCGATACCGGCACGCGCAGAACAACTATCTGCTCAAGCCGCTCACGGATGAGCGCGGCGTGTACCGCTACAAGCTCGTAGACGGGCTGGTTGCGCAGCGGACACAGGCCGAGATGGACGCGGACTTTGACGCATTGCCCGCGCCGCCGCTGACGACTGAGGAGCGCGTGAACAACGTGGAGCAGCGCACGGACGCGCTGGAATCCGCAAACGACGATCTGATTTTGATGATGGCTGATTTGATTGGAGGATAAAAAAGATGAAAACTTTGAACGCTTTGAAGCTGCGCATTATGACCCGTGCGTTTAGAATCCGCATTGCCAACGGCGAGGATTTTGCCGATATCGCGGCGGATTATCCCGCACTGACGACCGACGACCTGGAAGCCATCCGCGAAGCGCTGAACATGGGCTGACAAGGGGGAGAGCGTGATGCGTGATATCATTCTGGCGCTTGACCGTTTTGGCGATCAAGCGCTGCTGCTTGACCGCGTCGGCGAAAATCGCGCGACGCGGGTACAGATCAACCTGAAAAGCATATTGAGCCAGTATCCGGATGCTATTGCGTCGATCACGGTCAAGCAGCCCGGCCGGGCGGAGTATCCGGCGACGGTGAAACAAGAGGGAGGTATCCTGACGTGGGAGATCACGCGCGCGGATATCGGCGATAAAGCCGGAAGCGGGCAAGCCCAAATCACAATCCAAGACGCGGATGGCACGGTCATCAAGACTGCGATTGCCTGTACGCGCGTCAGCGAGTCTCTTGGCGACGCAACTGCTCCAGCGCCAGATCCGGTTAAAAATTGGATTGACAAAGCGACTGACACGCTGGCCGACGTTGAGCAGGCGGGAAACGCCGCGCAGGCAGTCGCGGACGAAGTACAGCGGCGGTTGGATAATGGCGACTTTGTAGGGCCGCAAGGCCCGCAGGGACCCAAGGGCGAAAAAGGGGACAAGGGGGACAGGGGCGCAAAAGGCGAACCGGGCAAGGATGCTGTCATCGACGCGACGCTGACCCAGGGGGGCGCGGCGGCGGACGCGAAAGCGGCGGGAAAAGCGATTAGTCAACTAAAGGAAGAAACAGATGCTTTATATGGAAAGTTTTATGACCTGTCAAACCTTGCAGACCCTTCAAAGTTTGTTGTTGGAATAATAGACAGTAATAATAACATATTCCCTGAGGCCACTAAATATGTGACTAACGACTATATCTTTGTAAAAGCAGGAGAGACAATTGCATCAAATTACGAATTAAAGAGAGCAATAGCACTTAATGCAGACAAAAATACGAAAGTATGGTATTCAGAAAATGTAACTGAATATACAGCAGAAGTTGATTCATGGTTTAGAGCGTCATTGTATGCAAAAGACTCGTGTGAACCTCATAAGACTTCGTGGATGCTGAATTACGGAACGGAATCGCTTCCGTTTGTTCCATATCACAAAGAAATTATTTATGCCGAAGCAAGAAAAAAGATTGTTATCTCTGTAAAAGACGGAATCCAATCATTTTATGATAAAATGCTTGACGCATATAATACAACAAACTGTGACGTGTATGTTGAAAATGGAACGTATATATATACAAACGAATTGATTGATGCTATTCGCGCAAGTGGTAAAAGAGGTATCCCAATTGGAAACGGATGCCATTATTACTTTGAAAGCGGTGCGTTTATCTACTGTGAATATACAGGTGAAAATAAAAGCGACGTATGTAATATGTTTTCGCCGCTTGATTCGCAGAGTGTAGGAACGGATTTTGAGATTGAAAATCTTCATATTGT